CCATCCAGCTTAATCGTGCCGCCATCGACATCTAAGTTTGCATTGATATCAACATTTTTATCAAACTTAACCGCCTCAGAACCGTCTGTTGTGACAAATGTCATGTAGGCGTTGTTAGCTTCTTCGAAGACAAGTGCAGCAGCATCGTTGTCTACAAACTTCATAGACCCTGCTGCTGTAAATGTAACTGCGCCATCGCCGCCACCAGCTTTAATGTCACCATCAACAGTAAGATCATTATCAATAAACAGATCGATGATTGATAAATCTTCTGAAAGCTCAACTACATTAGCCGCTGCTCCAGCGCCATCAGTTGCAATGATTTTAGACTTACCATTTGCAATCGTGATGTTTGTACCAGATCCTTGGCTTATGATGATTGACTGGCCACCACTTGTGTTGTTCTCAATAATCCAAACTTTGCTGACTGTGTTGGGATCAAGAGTAAGTGTTCTAGTTGTAGTTAGATCCGCACTGGAGTTTATCTTCAGAGCAAAAGAACGCAGAGCATTGTCTGATCCAGATCCATCTGGGATAGTAAGTGTGGTATCAGCATCTGCTACGGTAAACGATCCGTAACCGAATGCATCCGCTATCAATTCAAGGTTTGTATTAGTCTTCGTACCCCAAGAGCCAGCGTTCTCGCCAGTGGCCATTTCTTCGAGGCGAAGGTCATTGTCAAAGGTACTAGCCATACTGTTTTTTCCTTATATTAATCGATACGAATGATAGCAGTTGCACCCGCCGCTGGGAATACAATTCGGAACGTACCTGATGTCACTGTGAAGTCTCCACCAAAGCTTAATACTGCGATTGCTTGGTTGGATTGTGTTGAGTTATAAATCAAAGCACCAGCCGTTGTGAATGATGCAGATGTCCATTCAGGATCATCAAAATCAACATATGCTGTAGTTCCAGATGTACCAATTGTAGCACCTGTAAGAGTCACACCACCAGCCGTATAGCCTGTCCCTGTAATCTCTTCAGTCGTTGTATATGCTGTAGTTGTTGAGTCCAAAGTCGCTGATGAAGTATACAGCGCTATTTTGATTGTATCAGTATCAAGGTCTTGTTCACCTTGGAACAAGTCTTCCTTAAAGCTGGTACACATTGCTTGAGTAATAGCCATTATAAGCCTCCGTTATATTCAGCAGCATAGTCTCGCTGCATTTCTTGTACAAATAATTGCACTGCTTCGTCAAACTGTGTCTTATAAAGCGATAGTGTTTCTCCAGCTTTGAGGAAGGCTGATGCTTCATATAGACACGCTGCTAATAACACATTTTCTGCGTTATCTCCAATCCAAGTATTTGCGTTACCTGAACTTAAACCTGTTTCTGGTGCGATGTAGTCAACTTGATAAGTTGATGTCGTGGCGTCTGGGGTAGGGGCCAGTGTGATTGTCGTACCACCAGTAGCTGCTGTTTTGGTTGCATACATCTCTGGCACACCCTCTGTTGTAGAGTTTGGCCAGTAATCACGAAGGTACGAGTCTATTCTGTGATTGAGATATGATGCAGATCCAGAAGTAATGACAGAAACTTGTCGGATCATTCTGGCATCTGGGACAACGTAATCTGCTGTGCCTTGCACAAGGCTTGCTGACGTTGTCTTTCTAAAACACGGCAAGTTTGGTAGGCGCTGATAAATCATCTCTTCAGCTTGTGCGATGATTTGATCAATAGAGGCTGACAACTCTGCGCTATCATCTTCCAAGAAGTTTTGAATGTTAGCTACTAGCTGTGTGTAATTCATGAGCCATTACCCCAAGTTCCATCGCCCCAACCATTGTTACCATATCCGTATGCAATTGTAACTGTTCCAATAGCACCTGTGCCACCTAGACCAGTTTCAGAGATTTCTGAGACAGCTTCTTCCTCATCAATTGTACCAACGCCAGATACACCAGCTATACCTGTTACGTTAACGCGGAACTCGCTACCACCAGATTCACCAATAACATGCAAAACTGCTGTGCCAGAAACACCTGTTTCTTCAAGCTCTGTTTCTTCAGTAAATGTACCAAGTGCGCCAGCCCCAGCTAGGCCATTTTCAGTAATTTCTGATTCAGGTATAAATGTTCCAAGCGAACCTGTTGACGCAAGACCACTAACAACAGTTGCAGTGTCAAAGTCTCCTAGTGCGCCTGTACCAGTTACACTTGTCGCTGAAACATTAATAACAATGTTTGGCGTTGCCGTTCCTGTGTCGCCATCACCAGCCAAACCTGTCTCAGTTAACTCAGCTTCTCCTGTGTAATCACCAATTTCAGCCGTACCAGATAGACCATTAACAGCAGTTCCTGTATCATAATCACCTAATGTTGCTGTTCCAAAAACGCCATTAACTGGAAATTCAAACTCAATAGCAGATATAGGCGCAACAACACCGTGACCCGGAATGCCAACAGGTGGCCTCTGACGTGGGTCTAAGAAAATATCGTAATTGTATCCGACAAAAAATTCTACATTCTCTGGGTCATTGTCTGGACGTGGGTTAAAGAGCGCTGTGGCATCAACAACATTCTTGGCTGGGGTAAGCTGTGGATGCTTTGGCTCCCAGTCTTCTGGAGATACACGCAAGCCATCCCAAGTGGTTTTAAGGTCAGTGTATTTGACTCTTAAACCGCCTCTATCGCTTAGAGCTAGGGATCTTTTACCTCTTGCGTACTTGCCCATTAATATAAATTCAGCGCTGTCGGCTGAACCCTCAGAGAAACACCGTCGTTGTCTGATGCTGCTGCAAAGTTAAATGCTCTTTCGTACATCTCGTTTAGCATAGCGAACTTCTCAGGTGCGAACTTCATTGATAACTTGCTTGCCAACCCAGCACAGATACATTCGTTCCAGCGATATGGGATGTCTGCGTCTTGGTTTGATGCCGTGACATCTTCGAGCTGTCGGATTGCCCAGTAGACCATGCTGTAGTTTGATGAGTCTGGAACTTGCCAAAAGTAAGCGACAGGCGTGAACTGCTTGTCTAGCATGTACTGGCTTGGCTTGCCTTGAGAGCTTTTGTTTGGGAGCTGGTTATAGTCCGATATGGATACGCGATTGACGATCTGATCAGAGTTTGTGCCAGATCCACTGTCACGGATAACCGCACTGATGATGTCTATTGTCCCTGCTGGCAGTGGGTAAGACGTTGTGCCGCTCACCAGTGCCAGTGTTTGCTCTTCCACCGCCCAGTAGTTGATCCCCCTGTTTGCCCACTCAGAGAAGAGTAGGTTGAGGCTACGACGCGCTGATACCGCCCTATCGCCTGTCTGAGTTTGCGGATCTATGTTGCAGCGTTCAAATGCCTCAGTGATGATCTCTTCAACATTTGGTCGAAACGCCACTGTTCCTGAAGTAGCCATTAGATAGACTCCTCAACAATTATACCATCAAACGACGCTGACATGGCGTTTGCTTGGTTTTTGTTACAGATCGCCCTGACCTCGACATCAGACTTTTCTGGTATCTTTAGTGGCTGGGCAAATGGGTACAGGATCTCGCTTTCAGAAACATCAACTTTGACTGCTGTCCGAAATACTTCGCCTTCGTTGCGTACCAAAAATCGCACAGTCATAAATACGCCACCAGAAGTGCCTGTTCCGTGAGTAGCTATGCCTTGATTGACATATAGGCTTTTCCCTGCTGGCACGGTATATACGGCCATCAGCGTCTGGTTTTCACCAGCAGTGATTTGCGCGTATGTTGTGCCACCGTTGGCGATTGTGATGTTCCCTGCTGGCGCAGAAGATCCAGTGATGTAAGCTCTAAACACACGCAAGAATGTCTGCGTGGTTGTGTATGTCCCAGATCCGTCCAGTGTGAATGTCTCTGAGACTTCGTTGTAGTCTGCATCTAGCCCGAAGATAATGCCAGTCACGCCTGAGTCGGTTGCCCCACTTGCGCTTGTTGCAGTCATAGCGACGGCAGAGCTTGGATATGCGTATATACCGCCAGCGTCCCAGATGGTTTCTTCTACGTTGATGATATTGCCGTTATAGCCATATTTAAACAACGAGGTGTGCCAAGGTATTTGGCCACGCGAAACTTGTAGCTCGAATGGCTCAGTAGTTCCAACTCTACTAATCGAAGATATCTGAGCCATCTTTGCTCCTAGCTATAGAAGATTGTCATAGCGGTGACATTGGTCGCCGTTCCAACGTAGATGTCACTTGTGAACAAAAGACCGTTGTCTGGGATGTTCACAGAGTGAGAGTCTGACGCTAGAAAGTCGAGATCCAAGATCGTTGAACCGCCATTCCCATCAGTTAATGTCAAGCGCCCAGCGCCAGCACCAGTAAGAACCTGTATCTGACGAAGTCTAGCGCGGCCAACAGACGCCCCACCAGTTCCTGTAAGGCGTTTGGCTTTTACGTCTGAATTAGACATTAGCTATCCTTTTTCTTTGGTGGACGGCCACGCTTCTTTTTAACAGGTTTTTCTTCCCATGCCTCATTTACATCAGGTGTGGAAGGGTCATCTGCTTTGAGCGTACCATCATCGTTACGCGCACGAACTTTTTTAGTATTAAGAGGCGTCCCATCTGGGTTCAGACCTCTTGCTGCTAACTCTTCTGCGCTTGGTGGTTTAAACCTACTCATGCGTCACCTATGATGCTGAGATGGTTGCGCCTGTATCTGAACGCTTCCAGTTTGTTCCGTCAGAGAACGCTAGGATTGCTGAACCAGCAGCACCGTCTGAAACGTAAACAAGTGTACCAGCGCCAGCATCTGAAGCTGATGGTGCAGTTGCAACTGTGTATGTTGGAACTTTGATGTCCCCGACAAAACCATTTGTGGATGTCACTGGACCTGTAAAGGTAGTTGAAGCCATATTAATACCCCTTGCACAAGGTTTCGCCATGCAGTCTGTGCAACGTCAGGTGGGGCGTGATCCTGTCTGCAAGGCTAATGTTGCCCCACGCGCAGAATAGCACATTCGGTTCAAAAAGAAAGAGGCGACTTTCGCCGCCTCTGTTTGTTATTCTTCTTCTGCAAATTCTTCTTCGTTCTGCTTTTCTTCTTCGTAGCATGTTCCGCATAAATGCCACCCATAATCTGGCTGATATTCTCCTTCTGTTGCGTTACAGCGTACACATTGTTTTCTATCTGAGTTACTCATCTTTCTTCCTTTCTTAAAAATACCCTCTGACACTATCTGGTAGATCTTCTAAATGAATGCTTCCCCGATAAAGCGCTTCAGCATATGGTGCGATCTCTTCACGTTCATAACGCTGCCACGCTTCTGAACCATACATTGGTTCAGTTTCACCCCAATGCGCCAAGTCCAATGCTCCCCCAGCATTTAAGTGATTTTCCATACGCTCTAGCATTTTTTCGACGCGCTCTCTAGCCTCATGATGGCCAACTTTATTTGATTGAAGTGACCAATTATGCGCCCACTGATTACCTTTATGATCTGCAACCATAATGTAATAGCTTGTTGCGATGTTGTCTGCTGGCTCTTCTGCCCAAGGGTTGTTGTACTCAAAATCCCACTGAGACATATAGATGAATGCTACTTGTTCTTTTTTCATTTCTTTCTTCCTTTCTCTTACAAGCCACAGATATGCACTGCCTAGTATTTTACAATTGTAAAAAGAAAAAAAATAATTTATCGTTTATTTACAAAAGGAAAGGGGCAGCTTTCGCCACCCCAGTCCAAACCAACGAGGAGTTGATTTATTATGCTGCGCCTTCTGTACCGAAAACACCGCGCCAGTCAGTGAAGCCGAATGAGTAACGCTCACGCACTTTGTAGCGCACGTTACCTGTTTCGAAGTCACCTTCCATTCCCTTTTTCATTGGGGAACGCTGGAACATTTTCAGTCCATCAGGAACATCAGTTGTCACGAAGAACGCATCGCTGTCTGTTAGACGACGCATCACATGATATCCTTTTGGCAGATAACCACCAGAACGGATAGCGTTGATGTCGTTGTCAGCAGTACCTGTGCGTAGCTGTGACTCTAGCAGACGTTCTGCAACGAAGGTGTAAGCTGTTGGGATAACCAACATCTGACCTTGTGCAGCAATCCGAAGACCACGATCATCTTTCATATCCGCGATTTGGATAAGAATAGCTTCAAGTGATGTTTCAGAAAGGTCAGCAGCAGTCGCAAGTGTGTTTGACTGGTTGCCGTTCTGCGTTGGGTGAGATGTGCTTAGTAGCGGTACACCGTCACCACCGTTTGTGCTTGTCGCGTTGTTCAAGACGTTTGCCGCTTTGATCTCTTTAGTAGAGGCCATAGAACGTGCAAGTGCCTTTGTGTAGCGCGAAGCAATTGAGCCATACTGACCGTCTTCTTCAGCTTCTTCAGTGATTGAGAAAGCCAAAGCAATTGTTTCGTGCTGGTAACGCGCAGTCCACTGTTGAGAAGCCGCATCATAGCTGATCGCTGCGCCTTCACCTTTTGTTGGAGCATTTCCAAACCCGGATAAAAGCACGTCTTCCTCAAATGCCTTCTGAGAAGTATTTGATTCAAACACAGCTTCGTATTCGGCTGGATAGCTGTCATATTCGAGTCCAAAAAGAGTATTCAGACCCGGCTCAAGCATTTTAGCAAAGGATGCTCTATTCATTGCCATTGTTCATACCCTCCTTAGATACCAGCAGTCGCTTTCAGGACATGCTCGTTGACAAGCACTTCCATGACTGCATTCGCACCAAACGCATTGTCTGGTGAATCGTACAGAGCAACAATTTTACATTGTGCTGCTGTCGCTGCCATAGTTCCTGAAATTTCAAAGCCAGAACGACCAGTTGTTGTTGAGCCAGCGCCAGCAACAATATCAGCACAGTTGCCGATATTTGTTTGCGCGGGTGACCCAGCAGACTGGACCTTAAACACAGTATACGGATCATCGTATACATATGCGACGATGTCTGTAGCTGTAGTGCCTGACGGCCAATACTCGCTATAAACATAAGAACCGTCACTTGCAGTGTATGAAACCCCTGCAAACACACCCAACTGATTTGTCTCAGTAGCACCCGCTGGCTGAAGAGTACCATCAGCAGCTAGGATGACCATGTCACCGCTGAAGATGTTTTCTGCTAGACCAGAGGTAATGGTGTATTT